CACCTTTTGCAATAGCTTCTTCTTTTAACTGCAAAAGTTGAGTAATACGACTTTTACTTAAAACAGCCATTTTATTAGCTGCATAATTTAAATTATCTTCTGGTGTTTTCTTTTCAATCTCAACTGGATCTTTTTTTAGTGCCATATTATTTTCTATTTTCGTATAATTGAATTGCTTCTTTTAAAGTAATATTAGGAGTTAATGTAATACCTAATTTTTTTTCAAGTTTTTCTTTAATTGTATTACCAGGTAAAGCTTTAAGTTCTTTATAAGAAATTCCAGCAACCTGCTGTCTTTCTTCCTTTTCAGCTCTATAAGTTAAATTATCTATTGGTTTTTTCTTTTCTTCTTTTTTAGTTAATGCCATTTAATCTCCTGTTATCCAACTTGTGTACCCACATTAGTTACAATACTTTCAGTTACAACATCTGTTCTCATATAATCAGATGAATGAGTACCATAGTCTGTTTTTAATAATTTTAATTTTCTTTGATAATCTCTATCTGCTAATTGAGCATGTTGAGGATCTGATCTTAACATATAAACATAGTATTTAGCTCGATCTACAATGATTGAACTAAATCTATCAGGTAATCCCATTGTATCTCCATGAGCCGATAAATCTGTATGAGTAGTATAATAATCATAGCTAACTGTATACTCACCTTCACCTGGTATAGGACTTAAAATAAAAGAACTGTAGTCAGGTTTTCTAATAACTTTTATAGGCTTTCCGTAAGCACTACTATTATTTACATCATCAGATGCTTTATTGGTTTGTAAATAAGTATCATAAGTTATAGAAGCTATTTTACTTGGGGTAATATCACTTCGAGATACTCTTACATAATCAACATCTAATTGTACTGAAGATGCCTCAACATAAACATAAGATGTTACTGCTGAAGCAGTAAAGGTTGTATCTAAAATATTACCTTCTCTATAATTAGTTACACCAATTGTTGTATTTAAATTCTGTGTTCCACCTGCAGATGTTCCTACTCTTACAATTAAAGTAGTTGCTGAACTATTTGGGCTAAGAACTCTAACTTGTATTTTATATGTTTTATTTACTACTGTAGATATTGATTGATAGGCTGCTGCACTATTTAAATTTAATCTACCATTTCCACTACTTGTATATGATGGGGAACCATCTCCCGTAGTCCAACCAGTTATGTTAGAAGCAAATTCTCCATTTGTAATTAATTCTGTTGGCTTTAAAAAAAAAGACTCAAAATCTACTCTACGCATATCTGATGGAAAATCATATTCTCCATCACCTGTTGTAAGAGCTTGAGTCTTTGTTGTATGTAATAAAGGAAGTTCAGCCCCTTCATTATAAATATCATGCACCGATTTATTAATAAAATCTTTAACTGCTGTTTGAATACCACGACTACTAGAAAAATTAGATGAAGTTAATTCAACTTCATTTAATTCTCTTAAAATTCTATTTGATAGTACTAGATATGTTGTAGCCATTATTTTTCATCCTTATTATCATATTCAAATTGTTCAAAGCGAATAAGTAAGCGTTTTATACGTGCTTCCGCATCGTCTAATTGTTTTTTTAAATCTTTAATCTGCTCTTTAAGAGCAGTATTATCAGATTTGTATTCTTGAATTATTTCAAGAAGTTGATTTCTTTTCTGATAACTCATTGAGTAATTCAACAATGTGATTTAATTTATCACTTTGTGAATTAACTTTGTCTTCTAAATTCTTTACCCTTAATTCTTGGGGAGAAAGCATAAGTGTTTGTCCTGTACTAGCATGAGTCTTTTTAGTTAAATCATATGTAGCCATTTTATTCTCCTAATTAATAAGGGGTTTATTAAGGGGGATATAAATACCCCCCTTAAAATTAAACAGTATTATTATACTGCTGTGTCGTGTTGTGTACTTGTATTGTTATCTGATTCATCAATACCTGAAATATCACATAGTACTGCCCAAACACGGATTTTACCCGCACTCGAAGCTGCACCAGCGATTAAAGCATCAATAGTATCTGCTGTTTTGATTGTAAGCATAGGTGCTGCGTCTGCAACATCTCTAGGTGCATAAGCTGCCCCTGTAGCATCATAAGCATCTACGAAAGCATCAGGATCAGAAAATCCTGCTGTACTTCCCGTGACACCAATGTCAATTACTACAGAACTTGAACATGCTGTTAGCACTTCTACGCCTGCCGCCATAATTAGTGTTTCTGCAGGTACATCTATGCACTTAAGAACGTCATTTTGTGCTGCCCCTGAGTCACCATTTACTGCTGATACATCGATTGTATTTTCTACCAGATAAGGTGTTCTACCATTAGACGGATGTCCAGTAGTACCACCTACACCTGTTACATTATATGTAGCCATAGTCTATCTATTATCCTCCCAATTAACCTACTGTTATAACACCAGAGTAAGCTGCATCTGTTCTTAGAATTTTTCTTCCAAAAACATGCAGACCTCTCACGATGTCTGAAAATGAATCAGGGTCTCTGATAAGTTCTGTTTTCGCAATATGGTTTGCCGTAGCAACTGCACCTTGGTGCCCATAAAGGATTGCATACTCATTAGATCCTGCTGATCCGAACGTTTTAGATGATGCTGCTCCACTTGAAACTGCTATCGCATTAGTTGAGTAAAGTCTAAAACCAAATAAAGGTCTATCCGTTACTAAACCGTTTCTCATAGAAGATGCAGAACCATCATTCATTATTGATTGGTCCATAACTTTTGCAGCCGCTTTTCTCAATTGCTTGTAAAAAGCTGGCGGTGCAACGAACCATCTGTTTTCCTCTGGTACATCATTACCATCAAGAACTGTCTTAGCAGCTGATATAACATCTGCTAATGTATCATTTCCTGCATCTCCATCAATCGGGGAAGCATCTGTTCCAGTGTTCCCTGCTGATGTTGCTGCATTGTCATAAATGTATTTTAATACATTGTAGTCGTAGTTCTTTTTTAGTGAATAAGCACCTGAAGAAGTTGCTAGAGCTTCCCAATTTACGTGTGATTGTCTTTCTTCGATGTCATCTACTTTAAACGCAAAGTATGAACCTTGGTCGACAGTAAGTTGTAACTTATCATCTGCCAAAGTTTGTGTGTTTACAGTTTGACCTCGAGCGTAGTCGCTCACAGTAATGGAAGGCTCTTTCACGATATTTACCGTGTCGCCAAAATTTTCAATTTCTCCAGCGTAATCAGTGTTAGTAATATCTTCAACAACTGATGCACGTCTGAAAAACTTTTGAACCTTTTGACTATAGACTGCTGGTACCCAATTACCTGAAGGTAAATTTTGGTAGCCAGTAGCTAGTCCCATTGTAGCCATGTGTTAGCCTCCAATTTATAGTTATTATTAAGGTTGGATTCTACCTTCTCTTACAGCTTTATCGATGTCTTCTTCGTGCTTCGCATACTCACGAACACTCATCTTAGCAATTGCAGCATTAGACCATACTTTCTTTGTAGGAGCCTCTGATGCCTCTGCTTTTTTAGTTTTACTTACCACTTTAGCAGCTTCTTTTTTAGCAGTCTGTTCTTCCTTCTTACTATACTTACCAAGCCCTCGATCCATTTTATATAAATCTAAAGCTCTTCCAGCTAGTGAAGCATTGCTTGTATTTTCATACAACCAATCTTGAATGACAGGATCCTGCTTTGCAGCCCATTCATGAAAATCGTCTTTTGAACGAAGATCATTAAAATCAGGATGCATTTTTAAAAGTTCTACTTCAGCTTTTTCTTTTGCAATTTCTTCCTGTTGAACTTGAAGATTTTGATACTTAGTCTCCATCTCTTTTGCTCGACTATCCGCTTTGCTCATAGCAATGGTTTCAACCATTTCATAAACATCAGGATATTCCTTTCTCCAAGATTCTAATTCGTCCTTAGATTTAGGTGGAATAAATTGTTTTGATGACTGTTCAAGTTGAGTTCTTAAAGTTCGAACTTCATCTTTATGCTTTCCGAGTGTAGAATCGTAGTGTCTTTTCAAATCGTCATAACGTTTCTTAAAGACACGGTCTTCGGCATTCTCAGGGCGTTCAGTTGAAGGAGTTGCCTTACCATCTAAGCTTGCAATTTCTTCTGATGCTTTGGTGTCCTTTTGAACGGTTGCTGTCTCTGCTTTCTCTTTTTGTTCTCGATTAAATTTTGCTAAATCTCCTCTAGCAAAGGCTTCAGTTTCAGCATCGTCTGTTTCTTCACGAGTCTTACTATAAAGTTTTGCTTTTGGTTTCTTAACTAATTTAGTTTCAAGAACTTCTTTTTCTTCGTTTTCCATTATTTTTTCCTCTTTAGGTTGAGTGCCTTATGGATAAGGGTAGCTCACTTCCATAATTTTGTGGGTTGATACTAGGTAATTAAATCTTGATCAATTTGATCGTAATTCATTCCCTCATCAGGTGTTTCAGGTAACGCTG